GAGTTTATTCTATCTATATAAATATAGACTCGTTTTTTAATGTCTATATCTTTAACAGTAGGAATAAATACCTCTCTCTGTATTATCATTAGGTTGTTTCCTTTAGTTAAAATCTTGTACTTTATAATTACACCCAAAAAAGGGGACAGATTCCTATTTCTGTCCCCTTCTAACTATTCCCTTTTTACTCTTCCTCTTGGCTTTCTACTTGTGACGTTAGAGTCTCTAATAGCTCCTCGTCTGTCATTCCTTGCTCAGTAGCTTTTTTGATACTCTTCGTAGAGTTCCAATTATTAGAGTGTTTAAGAAAATCATAGTTCGCTAGTCTGCCTATTTTCTTCATAGATGTGGACATTGAATTGATAGCTCTTGATGAATCTAACAAGGCCTTTAAATTTCTAGAAATGTCTGCTTGTTTCTTCATAGAAACGCCATCTTCTAGTAGTGCCTTACTATTCTCGTTAATAGCTCTTATCATATCAACAGCCTTATTAGACTTAGTCCCCTTTATCAGTCCCGATTCTTCGTAGTGTTTAACCTCGTTATCATGGAATTCTTCAAAACTTGCGAAGCTACCAACAGCCCCGTATCTCTTCCAAATAGCTAGAGATTCGTTCCTGATTTCTAGGTATGATTTTCTAGTTACTCTGTCTTTTTCTAACATAGTGTTATCTCCTTTAGATAGTTTGTCTATTGTTATTTTGTCTATTGTTATTCTGTTTCTTGTATTCTGCCCCGAAAACAAAATGAATCCGAGGCACCTATATTTGTTGCCATAAATTACTAATAAATATTCGTAAGTCAATAGGTTATTTGAAATTAATATTCGGCCTATATATTATAAGGTGTGAGGGTATGAGTTTAATAAAATATGCTATAATAGAGATATATACCTTTTAAGTAAATCTCCGTAATACTTTAAATTATTAAGCAAATAGGGTTAATTACTTTAAATATTAAGGTGTTTTTAGGCTATTCTAGGGTATTTTAAAGCACATGGGGTGCATTGTAAGTCATTGTTTTTATTGAACTTATGTTTTGAGGTATATAAGGGTATGTCTAGAAATTATACGAGCATATAGGGGCAATTTAGAGCCAAACAGAGCTATCGATTTTTTACAGATTGTGGCCTCATTCTAGTTATGGAATATGTGGTCTGCTTATCGAATGGACGGTCTAACCTTCGACTAGCGATTCGAGAAATCGAACCTAAATTCGAAATTTCGAACGGAAAGCGACCACCCCCCCAAAGCCGAAATAAGACTCACACACAATCTAAGGCTATTTTTTTAGGAATATGAGTTTATACTGGTTGTAAAATCACTAATATCAACAATTTCAAGCTTTTCTGCATTTTTCAGCCTACTTACCATTTCTGCTAATTCACCTATTATTTTACTAGATGGGTCTATTACGTCTAGTATTTTAAGATTTTTAGCTAATTGTATGGATTTATTGATATTTTCGTGACTACTCTCTTCACTGTATGCGTTTTCCAATGCTTTATCAAATCTAGTTTTCATTTTTTCAACCTTTTCCTTGTCTTAATCTAATTACAAAAAGTTGTTTAAAGCAAGTGTTTTTAAAATATATTGTAAATTATATTTCAAGTATGGGTGTTACTTGCTCAGGATTATATTTATTTGGCGATATTTGGTAGTTTCTTGGATGTTAAGTGAAAAACACGAGTATATCTATGGGTTTATGGAATTTTGTCTAATTTAAGCGAATTTGCCCTTGTTTTTGTATCTACCACATAATATAGATAATTTAATATTTCGTGCTCTGCCTCATTTCCACGTACTCCAGCCACGTATGTGACCTTTTCTACTTCATATCCAGTATCTTTAACGTCTTGTATCTCTTCCCACTTCGTTTCTTTGAATAGTTTTTCTATGTCTATCTCGTCTTGAGGTAGTAGAAGTAGTGCCATTAAAAATTTTTTCGTAGTTATTTTGATACCGTTTGATATCTGATGTCCTATCTTTGTCACCTTTGCCATTCATTTTTCTTTCTTTTAATATTACGTTAGTAATATATTTTCTTTCTTTTACTTAGTAAACTTAGTATACTTCGGGTTTCGAACCCTATTAATTTAATAACAAAACATAAGGTTATGCAAGTCTTTTGTAAAAAAAAGTTTAAATATATATAATACTTGCATTATTTATATATATATTTATAAATTAAAGCCAAGTGTATGACTAAAATACTTAACATTGCTAGGCAGTACTGTTGTAATTGGAACGCAGGTAAATGCGTTGGGTGTGTATTTACCAGAGAGAATAATAAATTAAAGTGTTCTGTTGTTTCTGATTTAAGTGGGAAGAATTGTTGTGTTGAAGATGGTTGTGAATATTTTGAGACCGTAGTTATACCGGGTATAGCTGATGAAAAAGTTAGGAACTCAGCTAAGTTATTAAGAAAACTATAGGATGTTTATGTTAGTATTAAAAAATATTTGGTTTGCTATTGAGGCTTTTGTTTTAATTTGCCTAGTAAAAGTGCTGAAGGGGGTAATGAAATGAAAAGAGCTATAGTTACTCCCGACAAGCACTTCCCATTTGAAGATAAAAAAGCCATAAAGGTTGTCTGTAAGGCTATTGAGCTTGTAAAACCAGATATATACATCGACCTAGGTGATACAGGTGAATGGGAGTCCGTGTCGCATTGGCAGTGGAAAAAGAAAAAGAGACCTCCTCTTGAATATCAATTGCCATTTGTACATAAGGAAATAGAAGCTGTTAACAAGGGGATGGATATAATAGATGCGTCTCTTGATAAAGCAGGAACAAAAGAACGTCACTTTACGGAGGGTAACCATGAAGACTGGCTTAATAGGTTTGTTGAAGAAAATCCATACTTGGCTAAAGACATACTCGTCAAGAATGCACTCCGTCTTGATGAGCGTGGATACAAGTATCATAAAATCGGAAAGATGCTCAAAATTGGTAAGATTCATTTCTATCACGGTCATCATTTTGCAGGAATTAACCACACTCGTAATCATCTTCTTAGGCTCGGTGGTAATGTTATGTATGGTCACCATCATGATATTCAGCAAAGCTCTGTTACGCACATTGATGGGGTCAAATCAGCGTGGTCAATAGGGTGCTTAAAAGATATGAGAGCTGAAGCTAATGAATGGCTTGGCAATAGACAGCATAATTGGCAACACGCATTTGCTATAGTTGACTTTCATAAGAATGGAAACTTCAATGTTACGGTTCATCAAATAGTAAATGGTGTAAGTACAGTAGATGGTAAGGTATTAACAGCAAAGTGAAGACTAGAACAATAAAGAATAAAGAACATATTCTGTATGATGATATTGATGAATTTAAAAAAAATACAAAAAATACAAAATTAATAAATAATTGGCGTGATGGAGAAGAGGGAGATTGGGTCTTATGTGACGATGGTCAGGTATGTATGGTTCTAAAGAGAGGTGAGCTAAAAAATGGAAACAGCAGAAATACTTATAATTTTTATGTCAGAACGATTATTGGTTCGTTTGTCTGCCGGAAAAGTGTTAGCATGGAGGGAGATATGCGAAGAAATATATATACATTTGGAGCACAAGATAAGACAGCTTATCAGATAACAAAAGACAGAAAAAAACCAACTAATAAGGAATTCTTATTTGCAAAATATGTAGCTAAGGGTGATGATATGGTAGAAGCTTTTATGAGGGTATATCCAGCAAAAAGTAAAGATTATGCAAAGCGTGAAGCTAATTTGTTAATGAGTACCAAAAGGATACAAAGTTTGATTAGAGAAGAAATAGAAAAGGTGATGAATGAAGCTGATATAACACCTTTATACATACTTGAAAAAATGAAAGATATCATTGAGTCAGAAGCATCCAAGGATAGTGATAAAGTATCACTACTTAAAGAACTTGTTTCTATTGCTGGAATGAAAGATACAGATAAAAAGTCAGAATCAGTTACTGTATTCCAAGGATTTTCTCCTGAACAACTTGATGCTATAAGTGGAAATAATGTAAAAGAACTAGCAAATGCTAAAAGGGAAATAGAAAGTTGAATCTATATGAAATATGCCTAGAGGTTTTGAAACATGCCAGTGAATCTGAAATAAATCTAGATGATGAAATGTCTCGTGAGACATTAGCTACTGAGATATATGACTTATTCTATGAATACCAGACATATAATCCGTATTGTGATAGTGGCTACTTAGTGGATTTAAAAGATTACTGGAGTTATAAACAAGACCTAGATGAAGACGAATAAATTAGCAGTATATGGAACGCTTAGAAATGGAAAGCGAGATACTTGGAAAGTAGATGGTTATACATTAGTGTTTCCCGGACATAGAGATTACCCTGCCGCATTAATAGATAACAGTCGTAAAGGTATGATTGTAGAATTAATGGATGTAGATGCTGGTGATATATTGGGTTACGACAGGTATGAAAGTGTAAATACTGGTTTATATGAAAGAAGAATAGTAAATGCATATAAAGAAGATGAAGAGGTTGAAGCTTGGATGTATACAATTGGGCCAGCTTTATTGCAGTATAGTGGAGTATTTGAAATGGTTCCTAAACAAGATTGGTTATCGGAAGAGTGTCTAAACCTAAGAAAATAAATATAAATAAGAATAACGTATCAGATAAGGAACGTGTCCTAGAGCTGGCTAGGAAAGATATAATAGCATTTGGACAGCTATTTCTACCAGAAGACTTTATGAAGTCAACACCTGCGCCATATCACTATGAATTAAATAATTTATTGCTAGACCCATCTAAAAAAAGAAATTGTATAATACTTCCTCGTGGTCATAGTAAATCAACATTAGCCAAAACAGCATTATTACATCACTTATACTTTAATCCAGAGGGTAAAAAAGAATTTATAGCTTGGGTAGCAGAAGAACAATCACAAGCTATTGACCATATAAAATATATACAAAATCATATAGAAATTAACCCAGCTCTTAATTATTACTTTGGAGACCTTATGGGTAGTAAATGGACTGAAAAAGAGTTTACCACCAGTAAGGGAGACAGGGTTATAGCTAAGGGTACATCTCAAAGATTGCGTGGTCGTTCACAGTTAGGTTTAAGATATACAAAGATTGTTCTTGATGATTTTGAATCTGAGTTAAATACAAAAACACCAGATAGAAGGCGTGAAATTAAAGAATGGGTAATGTCTACAGTTGAACCAGCTCTTGAGAACTCAGCTGACAATGAAGGTTCTATATGGTTAATTGGTACAATAGTGCATTATGATTCATTTTTACAAAGCATATATGATGGATATTTAGAAGCTAAAAGAGAAGATAGAACTTATGCTTGGGATGTTATATATCACAAGGCTATTAACGCTGATGGCGATGTATTATGGCCTAGTTACTTTTCAAAAGAAAAATTAGCAGATATTAGAAGAAGATTTGAAGATGTTGGTCTTTCTCATAAATTTGCGCAAGAATACCTAAACGAAGCTAGGGATTTAGAAAATGCTAAATTTAAAACAGAAAGGCTAGAATACTATGACCATGAATTCGAAAGTAGAGATGGATACACATACTTAGTAAACTCAAAAGATGCTATACCTGTAAATGTATACATAGGGGTTGACCTAGCTTATGAAGCTAATGAGTCTAGTGACTTTCAAGTTATAATGGTTATAGGTATAGATAGTGATAGAAATATATATGTTATAGACTATATGCGTGAGCATATACCATTATATGATATGCCAGAAGAGATATTAGAATATTCTAGAGAGTACTCTCCTGTAAAAAGAGTTAATGTCGAACACGTTGGTGCACAGGGAATAATAAAAGACGCTGTTAATAAAATGTCTGGCTCTGAAAGAAAAGTTGCTCCCGGCATAGCATTGGGAATAAGACCGCCTACTGGCATAAAAAAAGAAGACAGGCTTGAGTCTTTGCTTGCACCTCTTGTTAATCGTGGTAAAATGTTTATAAAAAGAAAACATCAACATCTAGTCGATGAAATGTTTCAATTTCCAAAAGGTAAGAATGATGACGTTCTAGATGGTCTTTGGTACGCTGTAAATAAAGCCAGACCTCCAGTAAGTAAAAAGTTTGATGCTTCTGATTTTGAAGACTATGTAGCTCCAAAAACAGTAAAGAGAACAACAAAACGTGTTATTTCTTGGGTAACAGGGCAAAAAATATAAAAAAGTACTTGCATTTAACATAATGTATTTATTAAATTAATAATATAAATTTACAGGTGCATCCATTTCTAGTATAAGAGAGTTAGAAAAAGGCGAAGTTCAACATTCAGAAGTTAATAGACAACTTTGGAGAATGTGGAAAGAT